AACGTTGCGCTCGTGCTGGGTGGCTATGTACTCCCAGACTGGGGTTGCTTCTGTCACAGCATCCCCCCGCTGAAACCGCTCGATCATGTCGGCCTTCGTCATCGTCACGCTGTTGACCTGATAAGCGTCATTTCCGTTCAGGTACATTTTCAGCTTACTGTACGTGCCGCCGCTTGACTCTACGGCCTGGCGGATCTGGGTTAGGGTTGGGTTGCTCATGTCGCTTACTCCGGTGTGGTTGGTGTCTCTCTATGACTTAATAATAACACACCCTCGCAGCATTGCAACACCAACAAGCAAAAAAAGCCCCCACTAAATAGCAGGGCCGGATAAAGCGGATTACGACTTCAGCCAAAGCCTTCAATCCGCGCAACCTTGGAGCCGAAATTTATTTCTGTAATTTCTGAACAACGGCACTGTACTCGTTCTTCAGCCGGCGCACCCAGCGAGGAATCACCCGGATAGCGAAGCTGGAAACCGCCAACGGTGAATGGTTGATTGCCCCTAACTTCTGCCCGTCTGCCGCCCTGTGTGTCCGGCGCGTGAGTCTATCCCCGGTATCATCCCACTCTCTAGTAACGTCGCCCTCCGCAACATCGCCCGCCTCAGTAGCCTGACGCAAGGACTCATGGTGCCCGGCTCTCAGTGCGTCGATAGATTCGGTACGGGCTATCACATCACCGCGATACTTCACTGTGCGGCTTTGCAGGGATGTCACCATGCGATCAATATTGGCCTTGGTCAGCGGTCGCCCTGAAGCAATAGCCTTACGTACGGAGCGGTCAAACCGTCTGTCGCGCAGCTTGCGAGTGAGGTAGTTCGGATTAAGGTCCTCGAGTTCACCGCGTGCGTTCGACACCCACTGAGACTGACGACTCGTCATGCCGACAAAGCCACCTTCGCGCCTGCCGGTGACAAGGTTCTTTCGGCCCACAAGTTCAAGGGCGGACTGCCTGGGGTTGATACCCTCAGACAAACTGGCCGTTAGCCGCTGCCTGACCATCTCTTTCTGATCTTGCGTGATCTCGATAATCAGACTAGACGAATTCTCACGCAACCACTGTTCCGCGCGCGGGTTGCGCACGTTGAAGGCAAACATGAATGAGACTTCGCCAGCCGGGTCAGGGATGCGGCCTACTTGCTTGGCCCCTGTATCCCCGCCCTTGCGGTATGCGTTCTGTATAGCTTGCTCTATCGAATTGAACGATGATTCGTTGATGCCTATTGCTGTCAAAACGCCGTCAATATCGCCCGACTCGATACGTTCAGACAGTTCTTTAATCACGGCTACTGTTTTTGATGTTGGCAACAGATTCAGAGAACGCCTTCCGAAACGCGGCCTCTTCCTCTTTGCTGATGCCATTCAGGTTGACGGATGCCATTAGGTAGACAGCTCGATTTCGTACAGCACAGCAACGCCAGCGGGTGCGAGGGCACGTACTTCGGTGATAACCAGCCAGTCGCTGTTGTCTGAAGCCTCACTGGCCGTAATGCCAACTGCTATGTCATCGGATTTCTTCGGCACGAATCCTGGCTTTGACGCAGTCGTCAAAGTGCGCTTGGTCATGTCGACGTAAGAGCCATCAGCAGACCTGACGCGCCGGTTTTCTTCGATCACGCGGATGGTGGTATAAGCTGACGTGGTAGTGGGCTCCCAGTCATCACCGCCGGTTGATGACTGACGGCGAATGGTTGCCGGATAGCCTGCATCGGTGGAGGCGACTGACTTGATGGCCTCGTCTACTTCAGCCGCGATTGCTGTCCAGTTTTCCATTAGGACACAATCAACGCGGCGGGCAGGTATGAATCGGCCGGCGTCAATAGCGGCGCAAGAATATTGTCAATTACGGTTGATACCGGAGATGACGAGCGGTCGCCCTTACTGCTTCCAATGTATTTCCATTCTATCGACTGAACTTTAGTCAGCACCTTCTTGTCAGCCTCTGTGAAGGTTTTAGAGAAAAAACCCGGAGTGCGCAGCTCAATCAAAGCCGCTTCATAGGATGCGTTAACCACGCGTGCGGGCACGGCAGCGGGTGGGATGGCGTTACCGTATCGGTCAGCCGCACTCTTTCGCGGCCATGAGCGTTCCTGATCTACGCCGCCCGCGGGCTCACCAGGCCAGCGCCGGTAATAATGGCCATCCAGGTACACGGATCCGCGTAGACGAGCCGCAGCCACAGTGCCGGTCGGAATGTCATAACCGTTAGCAGCTGCATAGTCCTCAAAGCCGATGTCGTCTCCGTAGCCGGGCATGGATTACTCCTTGTTGAATTTAGGCTCTGGCTTACTCATCTTTGGCTTTCCTGCAAGCATAATCACTACACCAAGCGCCGCGTAGTCTTCGATCTGCTCACTGTTGAATTCTTGCGGATTTTCCACGTTTGCGGATTTTCCGGCCTTCACAATCTCACTACCGCCATAGACCTTAATGGCCTTGTCGCGTGTCGAGTTGTTTGAGATTTTATAGGTTGGCATGGTCGCCTCCTGAAAAAGCGAGGGCCGAAGCCCCCGCGTTAATTAGCTTGAAGTGCCTTTGCGCAACACCTGAGGCTGCTGGCATATATAGAGCGGATACGAATATATCTCGCCGCGAGTCCATGCCTGACGATCCCTGTCAGGAATGTTCAAAGCGTAAGTGTCCATTCCCAGGGTCTGGACGAAAGGACCAAACTCAGCCGGTGCCATCGCTTTCTTAAACACGCCGCTCGCCCCGATTGGGAAGAACTTTGCTTCGTCGTCTGCGATTGCTACAGTCGAGTTGTCATCAGTGCCACGGTAGTTGTGGAACGTGATGCCGCCGTAGGTAAAAGCGTTGAAAGCCGCGCCTTGCCGAAGGTCTGTCGCCGCTGCCCAGCCGGTGAAAGTTGCCACAACTTGCTCGTGATTGATCAGCAGGTCATAGAACGTGTCGCCTACCAGTGCGTGAACAGTCGTTGCCGACGTAAACGCACCCTTAGCAGAACGAGACATCGCGCGGATAACTTCGGCGCACTTGCCGCGAACGTCGGTTGCAGCAGTGCCCAGCGCAAAGTTTACTGCAGCAGGCTCAGACTCACCAAACTGAGCAAAGTAATCATAAATTACAGTGCTGCCATCGGAGTCCAGCAACTTACCTTGCAAAGCGCCAAGCCGGTGATGCTCCTGAGTCAGCTCAACGTCAGCCCGCGTGCGCGCCAAGCGGCGAAGATACTCGCCCTGCACCTGCTCTAGCTCGGTCTCGGAACCGAAGGCGCGGATGTCTTGGATCTCTTCGGCATAGAGCGTAAAGCCCTTAGCCAGTCGAGTCGTCTTAAAGGGCACGGCGTCCCGGTTGTCGATAGCCAGCTCGGAAGGAGCGGAGCCAGTCGCGCTTGTTGGAATAAGTGTCAGGCTACCATCGCGCTGATCGACGAATACGGTACGAGTACGCACCGGCATGGGCTCAAAGAGGCCAAGCTCGCCAAGCAACTGGGGGTTGATAGTCCAGCTTGTTCACAACGCCGGAAAGCGACGTCATGGAAAAAGCACTGTTATTAAAGATGTCCATTGAAGCCATGAGAGGTTTCCTTTATCGAACGATGATGCCAAGGGCTTTGAGAGCCAGATTGGATGCGGTGACTTGTGCGCCGTCTGCGCCGACTTCATAAGTCAGTTCAGACTCGGCAACTTCAGAGAGTCGAATAAACAGCGTTGAAGCGTTGTCAACTCCTGAGCCGGTTGTGTTAGTCAGGGTTTCGTAAAGGACTCCCGCCTCGTTTTCTGAGCCGTCGCCCGCGCCTGCGGCATGCCGCACAAACTTGCCGGTTGCAGTGATCTTTCCGAGGATAGTCCCCGCCGCATAGGTAGTGTCTGCCGGGACTGTCACGGTAACGTCATCAGAGTTCTGATACCGTTAGCCTGACTGATGATAAAAGCGGCGGACGCTTTGCCTTTCGTTAGGATTGCCATGATTTACGCTTCCTTTTAATTTTGACGCCAGCAGATTTAAAAGCCGAGTCGTTCCAGCCGCCTGCACCGTCTGTGGATTTAACGCCGCCAAGGTGCCGCAGTGAGTCAGTGGTGGTCTCGGAATCTTCGGTAAGGATGTCGAAGCGCGCATCAATATACGCCTCGGACTTGTCCTTGATAGCCGCATCGCCTAGCTTAGCTGCAACGGTTGCTTTGCGGATGCCTGCATCGCTTACGCCGGTTGTGTCTAGGTCTTTGGCGATGACCTTGGCCTTGCCGATTAGCTCAGCTCGAACCTGCACACGCTTATCAATCGCGGCGTCGTCCATGGCTTTACCTTTCAAGTCGTCAATTTCGGCTTGGAGTTTTGGCGACTTTTCTTTTCTTTTTCGCTCATGTCGGTAACGGCTTTTTGCTTTCGGCGGAAACAGTTTGCTTCTGCGCGTCTGTAACGGCTTTCTGTAGCTTATCAATGGCTAGAGCGCCTTCATCGGTGGTGTTAACCGATAAGCCGTCAACAACCACAGCTCTGAGTTTGTCAGTCATACTGTGTGTCCTGTCATCTGTACTGCGGGTTGTAGGGCGAGCGCCCCAGTGATTCGCACTGTCGCCAATGCGGAATTCTTGATTTGCCCTGCCTTGATCGACAAGGGCAACGTGATTAACGCGGATGTTCCGCTGGATAGCATCGTACTCTTCGCCGCCATCAGTGACGCCGCCGGTCCATTCAATGTCAGCCTTATAGCCAAGGGACAATTCTCGCTTTCCGGCTTCATAATCTTTGATGGCAGCGCCATCCATCATGACCAGAGGAACGCGAACAAACTCCCCGTCCTTCGTAATCTCGTCGCCCATTTCGCCCGATTGCGTCACGCTTCCACGTAACAGCTGAAA